GCGCGGCGGATTGATGGGGCCGGCGTAGCGCTTCTGCGCTGCGCTCAGGGAGTAGCGGATGTAACGCTGACCAGTGGCGTCACGCGCCTCGGTCTTGGTGACCTCGTATCCCGCCGCAACGATCTCGTCGATGCGCGAGGCAAGGCGTCGGATGCGGTACACGCCTTCGGCTTGCCATGAGGTGATGTGCGTTTCGGCACGGAGGTGCGCGAGCACGGTCTTTGATTGCGGCGGGAGGTTCATCAGGATTCCTTGAGGAGTTCTTTCAGTGAGAGGAGGGGTGGCTCGTGGCCGAACACCAACGGCACGCCGCGCAGCTCTGATATGAGCCGCAGCACCTTGATCTGCTCAGGAGTGAATCGACCCTTGGTCTCCAGGAACTCGTTAAGGCCGCCGATGAGGCAGACCTGGAGCGAGCTGGAGGCATGGGTGGGCGCAGCAGCACCACGCAAGCTTTCGTCGCGTCCTTTATCCACGGTGCCGTCCCGTCGAATGACGTAGTGAACGGCGATCTCGGAGTAACCCTGGCGGCGATGTGCGCTCGCCAGTTCCGCAACGCCGATGTCGGCGGAGGGAGCGGTCATGGAACAGGTGACGAAGATGCGCTCGATGGTGTCGAGGGCTTTGATCTTCACAACGAGTAAATACTGAGGGAGGTGTGCGCTGGCTCGTCAGGTCTGACGAAGCGCTTGGTCGTGACCAGGTGGACAATCTGATTGTCGTCAGCCCAGTAGCCGCCGATCTTCGTGATGATGTCGAGGGCCGCTTTTGCGGTGTTATCGACATCCATGCGGGGGAAGAACAGCTTGGACGTGCGGGCCTTCGTGCAGACGGCCGTGGTCACAACGAGGAGCGGGAGGTTCTTGTCGAGCCAGAGGTTGCCCTGGGGGACGACCTTGAGTGCAGCGTCGATCCACTGCTTGTACGGCTTTGCGATGTAGGTGCCCCACTTGGTAACGCGGGGGCGGGATGCGGGTAGAGGTTCGAGTGGGATGACGATGGTGGCGAGATGTCCCGCCACCACTGCTTCCGGCTTCATGCCCGGTGTCAGGAACTTAGAAGTCCCCGCTGCCGCCATTCTCGCCCTCGTCGCTACCCGACTCGTCGGCGTCGAACGAGCCATATGCCGATGCTTCGTTGTCGGCCTCGTAGCCGCCTTCGTCTTCGCCGAAGCCGCAGCCTGCAGCGGTCACGCTGCCGAACGTCACCAGCTCCAGCAGCTTCACGCCGACAAGCTTCGGTGACAGGTAGAACTTCTTGGCGCTCGGCACGCCGCCGCCGCCCAACTCACAGGCAACGCGGAGAACCGAACCGCCACCGATGGTCGGAGGGTTCTTGATTTCCTTGCCCTTGCTGTCGAAGATCGTGGGCTTGCGCGTCCACGGCTTGTTGGTCTTCTTGCTAACGCCGCTCGCCTTCATCTTGAAGTTGATCGTGATGCGGCCGGTTTCTTCGCCTTCCTTGTCCAGCTCCTCGGTGAACACCGGGGCAACCTCGAACTTCTTGTGAGCCGGCTTCTCAGCCCTGAACTCCTCGAACAGTTCGTCGCGGACTTTCTCCAGCGTGGTGATGAGTTTCTGCACTTCGGGCAGGTTCGGATCGAACGCCAGTCGTGCGGTGTACTCGCCTTCGGGCTTGAACTTCGTGTCCGGGGCGTTGAGGTTCGGCCATACGGCCACGCCCTTTGGGGTGTTGAGAATCGGGTATTTCTTCTGTGCCATTCAGTCTTCCGGGTAGGGGTTTGAGATTGCAGTCAGCACGGAGGTGTCGATACCGGCCGTGTGGAGATTGCGCAGGGTCGTTCGGGACAGGGAGTCGGTTTCATCCAGCTCCCGATAGGCGTCCCGTAGGAGTTCGGTGGGGGTCATCACGGATATTTCTTCTTGATCTCGCCTTCGACGTAGAGCGCCACGGCAGAGAAGTAGTCCTGGTTGTTGAAGCGGGCATCCGCCTCCATTCGCCCGACCACGCTGAGGAGTTCGCGAGGGTCGATGTCGAGGACTTCGGCTGTCACTTTCAGCGCGGCGGCCAGTGCGAGAACCTGGCGGGCCGAATGGAGGTCTTGCAGAGCACTCACGACCTCAAAGGCCCCCTGAGCCGCAGCTTCAGGGGACGACGAGAGAACGCGGTCGCGAACGGTTGACGCGATGCTCAAGAAAAGCGCGCCATCAGGCCGAGGTTCGTATCGATGCGGCCATAGTTGATGCCGGACATCGGACGAGGCCACGAGTGGCGCAGCAGGTGCTTGTACGCGCGCCACTTGATTGCGCGCTTGATCTCGCCGGTGACGGTGAGGATCAGTTGCAGATCGTTGGTGCGCGTGGCGGCTACTGCCATGCGCTGCATACGCTTCGAGTAGAACGGAGAGAGGGTGCGAGCCTTAGCCATGTTTGCGGTTCCAGAGGTTGCGAAAGGAGCTGCCAATGCGGCGGAAGGCGCTGTAGATCAGTGAGCCAATCCACAGGCCGGCGAGAGCGCCGAGCGACAGAACGAGGAGGGAGAGGCCGATGACATCTCCGGGAGTCCAGACCAGCACCGGCTCAGCCCTCAACCAGATCGCGGCAGGCCGCGCGGAAGTCCGCGAGGGTTCCGTGGGTTGCTGGGTTGTAGATGGCGAGCACCACGCCGTAGCGGTCGGTAGCCGTGTGGGTCTGCAACATCGCGTTGTATTGAATGCTCATGCGAATCCTCAATGGTTGATTTGTGTCAAGTGTCTAGGCAAAGAAATAGAGGGACTGCTCCACCAGGGAGAGGTCCAAGTTGCCGTTAGGCGGAAGCTCGGGAAGTTCTATGGTTACCTCAGCGGGAAGCTGAGCGGCCAGCTCGTTGCGGAAGTCGGTGAGGACTTCACGGGAATACTGCTCGTTGAATGCAGCTCTCAGCGAGGCCGCCAGCACGTCGGTGTCCGCCGCGTGGGTACCGTATGAATCGTGGATCATGGCGAAGTCCGCAATGCCATTCTCAAGGGCGGTGCAAACGGTGAGCATCAGGTGAGCCGCGTCACAGGAGTGGATGAAGTTCGGCGAGATGCCGAGCGCCTGTCTGCGTGAGTCGAGTTTTGTTCCTTCTACGCTGGTTGTTATACGTACCGACCGACCGCCGATGTGAGTCTCCACGCGGGTTCCAAGTGATTCTCGGTACTCTTGAAGGACGGGGAAGCCTGCCGGCGTCGTCCAGCTCACAGGCATGTCGCCCTTCGCTGCAACCTTCGCCGACGACTTCAGCCAGTCCATCGCCACGCGTGCAGCGATCACGACCTGACCGATGGCATCCCACAGGACGCCAGCGAGATATGAAGCTTCTTCGTGAGCGCCCTTGTCGCGGGCGTTGCCCATCTTCTCCATGAGCTGCCCACGCATACCGGCTTTGGTTACGCCATACGGCAGAGTCATCACCGGGCGCTTCACGATGTCTCTCGTGAGCAGGTCGTCCCATCTAGCCGCCATCGGGTCGCCGGCTTCGGCTTCCTTCTTAATGCGCTCGGCGGCCACCTTCATTACCTGCGTATAGATGTCAGCGGGTTTCTCCTGCGGGATCAGGTTGGTTGCTTTGCCGCCCACGGGGTCACGAAGCATGGCGCTGAAGTTCTGCAGGCCATTGCATGAGCCGTCGAGGGCGATGGGGAGGTGCGACACGAACTGATTGCCAGTCATTACATAGCCGGCCCACTCGAAGCAGGCGGCCAGTGCCGACCACGGGGAATCCGCTTCAGTCCAGAAGCATTGACCGTCGAGCGGCTGAAGGGCGGAGTCGAGAATCTGCTCCTGGTGATCCTTGACCCATTGGATGCGCTCGGCGAACGGCACCTTATCTATGCCGAACAGATTGGCAACGTGGATCGCCAGCCAGCGAGCACCACTGGAGCCAAGGGGTTTCCCCTTGGCGAACGTCAGAAGAGCCTTAGCCCGGTCGTCGCCCTGGGGATTCAGGGTGCCCGGTACGGGATAAACGCGACCCCGGAAGTCCAGGGAGTGAGGGAAGTAGATGGCCTCCTCGGGTGCGAAGCGGGCGGCGAGGGCGATCTTCTGCGCTGCCGAGACGCGCTGTGACGTAGAGCGGGCGTTCTCCTCATATATGTCAGCGCGCTTGCGCTTCCAAGCCTTGAACTCCTCGGGCTGCTCTACCTTATATGTGTCCATGTCGAACGATGGGAGACCCGGAAGCTCAATAAGGTCGCGGCAGGGCAGGCCAGCAATACCGCCGCCAGCATCCCAAGCGTCTCGCATGACCGTGAGAATGGACGAGTTCACCTTCCAGGCCGTTGACTGGATCGCGTTGATCGACTGGTACACGGCCGGCATGTCCACGTTGCCCAGCTCGCGTAGGTAGGACTTGTTCCGTGTGCGAACCAGCGGCACCAGTCCGCCCGCGTCGGTCAGGTAGCCACCGCCCTTGGAGGAAACCCAGGGGGTCGGGGGCACCAGCATGGGCATGCGGATGGGGCTGAAGTGGGCCGCCGCATCGTGAGCGTTCTCAAGCCAGTCGAGAACCTGTTGGGTGCCGCGTAGGAGGATGCGCTCCCGCTCGCGGCCGTGGGATGAATCATTGAACAGGACGGCAAAGCCGGTGGACTCAATGAACAGCTCGACCATCTTCATGCCGAAGTGGATGCCGTCATTGCCGGGGAATCCGAACTGTTCCAGCTCGACTCTGCGGGTTGCCGCTTCCATTACGTTGCGGGAGTGGCGCTGTGACGTGCTCTTTTTGAGGACGCCTTGGAGGTGCTTGTATAGACCAGGGGAGACCTCGCGGAATCGCGAGTAGTTGATGGAGTCCTCAATCGTCGCGGCAATGGTTTCGGCTACCGCCTGCACACGGGTGTCTCTGTTCGAGATCGCGTTTAGGCAGTGTCGGACTGTGATGTAGGCCAGCTCAGCGGATGGGAACTTCTCAGCCCAGCGCACAGAGGTGTGCTTTTTACCGGGCTTACCGTTTCGAGCCTCAGCCACGAAGGTGTCGATGGCTTCAGCGAGCGGGGGGATGCTGTCGTTAATCAGGCGACGACCGGGGCCGGTGTCTGCCTCGTCTTGGCGACCGTGCTCTTTCTGATAGCGGTCGATGCCAAGGGTCAGGGATTCTTCTTCGAGGGCAAGCTGTCTGTCGCGGAGGGACGTGGTGTGCTGCACGGTATCCATGCGGGTCTCCTAGAAACGAAAAAAGGCCCCGGTTAGGGGGCCTTGAGGTGGTCGATGAGTTGTTGGTGGCTTAGGCGGCGAGGAGCGCCTGTCGGCGTAGCCGATCGATTAGCAGCAGCCCCTTGCCGGTGACGTGCGGCCAGCGGTGGACGTTGCCGTTAGCGATCACATGAGACTTAGTGGTGAATTGCCCGTCGTCGATGTAACGCTGGTAGGGCATGACGGACTTGCCCTGACGGAATAGGACCTTCTTCTCGATGAGGAACTTCATCAGACGCTGGTCGCTGAAGCCGAACTGCTTGCCGGCTTCCCGGATACAGATGGTGCGTTCGTCAGCCATTGTTGCGTCGGCGTAAGCGACCAACGGACGCTCTGCCTCAATCTGCTTCTCCAGTACCTCGTTTCGCTCGGCCACTTGAAGGGCCATGCGGAACATCTGGACGTAGTTGACCTCAGATGGGACGACCATCTGGCCGCCCACAGAGGTTGTTTGCCGGGATGCCTTGAAGCCACGGTAGACTTCCAGCTTGAATGCGGGGCTGATCCAGGCTGCGTAGTCCATCACTATGTCCTCGTGAACATAGGTACCACCGTAGCGGCCCTTGCTCATCTCGATGGGCTTAATCCTCACATCTGAGGATTTAGAAATCTCGGTGGAGAGTGCTGCTGTTGTTTCTAGCCGCAGGTAGTTGGCTGGCTGGTGCCGCCTGTCTTCCCCCGCAGCTTTGTGAAGGTCGTTCAGGCAGTACCGCCCCTCCATATCTTTGCGGATCGGAGTGGCGAGGATCATCATGGCAACGGTTCTGCTGGCAGCGGTGGCGTGGGTGGTGATCTGGTTCATGGTCGTCTCCTTGGGCACATAAAGAAGCCCCGGAACCGTGAGGCGCCGAGGCTGGAATTGAAGGCGGGGAAGGGACACACTGGTGCCCTAGAAGTGCTCATAAAGAGTCTTTAGGTTCTCTCTCTTGGATCGTCTCCCCTAGGCTGGTTGTTTTACCCCTGTGGTACCTGGCGATGGCACCTCGAAAGGCGCCGAAGACAGCCAATTGGCAGCGAAATCGTCACCTGATAAGCTAAGTGGCTGATCTGTGTCTCGGTGCATCGCTTTTAGGTTCTGGCGACTAATAATCGTGGGGGTTCGAGTCCCCCC